TGCCAAAAAAAGCGGATTATCCCTTTCGGCATATATCACCACCCTGCTCGTCAAAGAGCTGGCCAAAGAAAATAGACGCTAGTTTTTGGGCGATTTGCCTGAAATAAGGCGGTAGTGGGGTATCTTCCTGCAATGGCCTAGAAACTTCTTTCCCTTTGAATCAACGTGAGGCAATCGGACGACATAACTTTTTTTCTCGGCCCTACCGTCTTTAACCAAATGAGCCAAAAGCTTGTTTGCGTAATTTGCCGACTTACCCCAAAGCTCGGCGATCTGGTTTTTAGTTAGCCAGCCATCGGGAACTACCTCCTGCCGATACCCAGCGACATACTCACTCAAGACGGTTGCCCAATCCGACTTTACACCGGGTATCGCCATACGCCTCCTATGGGTGAAACTACGCTCACCGTGCATCCCTGCCCGCCTTCTATGTACTCGCCCCAGGCTACTCCGTGCTGCCACCTAGTAACGGATCGCTGGCGTCGGGCGTAATGCATGCTGGGAATATCGGCTAGGCAGCCGATCGACCAGCCCACGGGTGCGCCGATGCTACGGCCTGCAATCCTATCCACCCGGTGCAAGTGGCCCATCACGACAGGCTTTCTGACCATCTCTACGTGGTCGCGTACGGCTGATTCTGAAAACATAAACCCGTGGCCGAATGCCGTCCCGCCCAGATCACGCCAGCCTTTTTCTATGTCATAAGGGATGTACTGCGCCTTTAGATCCTTGCACATATTATAGATTTCCGACTTAGCCGACGTACAGCAGTGCGCGACGATTGCGCTAGGTGAGTATTGTAGAGCCGTTAGGCGGTGCTCATGGTTTCCCTCAAAAATGTAGCGTGGCGCAAGTTCCCGAACGAAATTAAGGCCAGCGTCGAAGTCCTCGCGGATGGATGCACTGCGTTCGGGCGAATCTGGATCTTTCCTTGCGCTACCCATTAGCCCGGACAGATCGACAAAATCGCCAAGGTGGAGCGTGGTATCTGGTTGCCATCTCCGCTTCATCTCTAACGCAGCCTTACAGGCGGCCGCGTTCGCCAGGTGTCCGTGGCTACAGCTAACTGCCAGCCACCGCTTCCATTTGCGGATGACTTTCATTTCTTATCAGCGGCCGATGGGAATCCTTCCAGCACGGCTAGGATCTGCCTACATGCCTGCCGAGATTCTGCGGCCGCTAGGCTTTCGTCACTAGCCCCTACCAGAGCAATCTCCGCTATGACGGAAAGCTGCATTTTTAACGTGTGTACATACGTGCAAAGATCCAGAACTTCCATCCAGGCATCCTTCCAGACGGGCCTGCGCCACAACGCACCACCGTGCTCCTCTTGCCCCTTGCGATACTTGGCGTCTATATCCTTACTTAAATCACGTATAATACCCGCCAGGTGCTTCTCGTGTTCGGGCGTCATCGTGAACTCCACGGCCTGTTGCTAACTAGGCTTTTGGCCTTTGTCTTTTTGGGGATGTCCTTGACCATTACTTGTTCCACGGAGTTGCGTGGAATGTCACGCCAGCTCTTGTAGTCACTGCTTTGCAAGTGGCCTGTTTCCCAGCTAATGCCAGCCAAACGGAATGAAATTCCCACGTGCTCACCTAGGCGGAAAGCTGTCTCGTTGTCCCAGTCTGCGATCCACAGATCCGCGTTTTTGCCCGACTGCTTTAGCGGCACCCAATCGAATGCCAGGCCGTAGTTGTGATAGCTTTCCCCTGGCTTGGCCTTGGTCACGATCTTGCCACTAACCGTCCGGCCTTTCGCATAGAGCGCGGCCTGCTCCTCCATGGTACGAAGGCCGCAGTAGATCAGCGGCTCGATCCGGCTGGTTACCATTTCGTTCACCCATCCCCTGACCTGCTTTTGAAAGCTGGCGTCTAACGAATCAATCGCCCGCAAGGTGCGGGAGCTGGCCTCACTGAGGCTGGTCACTGATTCCTCGCTCGCTCTCTTTCAGTTTCTGCCAAGCTATCAGATAACGCCTTGAGCGATTGCGCAAACAGATCTCTATAAGCCTGTGGGCAGGGCTTGTTTGTTCGCTCGGCCTTGTCCCAGGCGTAGATGAAATAGCTGATCGTGTCCGGGCTTGGCGGCGGGCCGTCCTGCGTTTGCGAGGTTGTCGCACAGGAGCAGAGCGCCAGACTAAGAACTAGTAGGAGGGCGTTTAGTCCACCAGGCATCGATGTCTCTCAGTCTTTTGCGGCGTTCTAGCTCGATCGATTCAAAGTTACGCTGTAGCGGCGTTTTGCGTTTTAAAAACCAGAGCAAGATACCCAGCAAACTGCCCACGACGCCGACGATCGTGGCGATCATTATTTTACTTTCGGCTGAATTTAGAGAGGACGTCGACCACGGCCTGCAAGGCTTTCTCAGGCTGGTCGCCGGGGATGAATGACGCGACTGCGATAACTGCCGTAAGGAGGGCGGTGATCGCTCCAAGCACTCCGAGCCAATCGACGCTAAGTAAGGTGGGGATGAGTTGTTCCATGCACTTGGCGGGGTGTCAAAGGCTGATCCGGCGCTTAATCAATTCCCAGATCGTGCTAAAAACGGCCCCGGAGACTAATGCTACTAGCCACAATTTCGTTTTAATCGTGTGGGCCTCGCGTTCCATGTTAGTCAAGCGGCCGTGGTACTCGCCCAGACTGGCCTGAGAGCGTTCTAACAGATCCAAAATTACCGACTGGCGAGTTTCAATCCTTGCGATTGATTCGCGGACTAGGCTTAACCGTTCCGAAAGCTCTGCGACTTGATCCGTGCTCATAGGGTGGCCGTTTCTGCGCCTTCCGCGATCCGCACCATCTCCTCGCCCTTTTCGTTGTAAAACATTTCGATATACCCCTCGGCCTCAAGCCAGCGCAGGCTGGCAGTAAATTCACGCCAGCCGGGCGTGTTGCGATCGTCGGGCGCAGTCATTCATTTTACCTGGCCTGCATCGGCTGCAGCTCCCATCTCCCCGTAATCTGGGAGGGCATTGTTCTCTGTGTGCTTCTTTGGCGAGCAGGAGCAGAGCAAGAGGGCGAGGAGGAGGAGGGGCATTAAATAGTCCCCAACAAAGTGCGAGTATTTCCAGAACCAGAAAAACGAATATAATCTAAACGAATAGTTCGGCTTGTAGTCCCCGCTGATTTTGCAATTGAAACATAAGGCGTTACTGTCGATGAAGGTATGTTGGTAGTATGTGTCGCAACAATCGCTCCATTAATAAGAAATTGCACCGATGATGTTCCGTTGGCTCTTACGCAAAAAGTTTGGTATGTCCCATCAGCAACTGCCGCAATCCCAGTATCGGTTGTTGTGCCAGCCGAGGCATCATAGGTTATTGCCTGCCAATTAGCATTAGAATTGCTGTAATATAAGCCAGCAGATCGTGTCAGACCAGAATCTGCGGCTGAATTACTGCTATTAAATCCTATTAAAATTCTGTATGAATTTGTACCATCCGCAAGATTAATTATCCGCATATTAGCCGCAAAAGATAAGCGCGCAAATTGAGAGAAAACATAAGAGTTTGCACCAGCAAGACCGCTTGCTCCATTTGTTGCGGTATGTGTTTCTGTGTTGTATATGCCTGGCCCATCAGTTGTCCCAGGATTTGTTTGAAAAGCCCCATTTCTGTTATCTTGTGCAAGTATATTAGATGTGTTCGCTTGCGTAAAATCATCCAGCAAATCAAAATCTGATAAATTATTATACCAATTTGATTTAGCTTTAGTAAGAGGCATCGCCTACTCCTAACTAACTTGCGTCACCCGCGCCGTGCCGGCCGTGGCAAATACTGCGGTATGTGCAAGCGAAAGCTGGCCCGCTGGGCATTCCCAATAATCCCCCGCAGATAGCCTAATCTGATAACTAATAGTGGTGCAGGTAGCACCGCTGGAAATGAATAGATTGCCAGGCCCCTCTGAAAACACCGTCAGAACTTCCCTGCCCGCTACGGCTGAGACGAGTGTGGTGGAGGCCGTAGTGCTGGTAAAGTTTGTGTTAGACACTGCTGTGCCCTGGAGCGGGTAGAATGTAACTACGCTGTTAGAAATTGAGGCCGTGACAGAACCGATCTGGGCTGTGCCAGCCGCAAGTGCTGGGAGGGATGCAAGAGAGACGGCCTGCGTGGCTGGGAAATTTCCAATAGTGACGCTGTTGCCTACCGTTACAGATCCGATCTGCGCTGTCCCTGCGACTAATGCTGGGAGCGTACTTAGTGATACTGGTTGAGTGGCTTGAAAGAATGTTCCGCTGACTGGAACCGTCCCAGTTATGGATGCGGTAACGCTCCCTATCTGCGCCGTCCCTGCTCCGATGGTGACCGTCCCCCCGCCAATCGTCACTACTCCGATGCGGTTTGTGCCAGCAGGAATAGGCTGTACTAAGACTGAGACTGTCTCAAGTGCACCATCTTCTGTCACCAGAAATGGAGTTGGAACATAAATTGAGCCATCAAACCATCTACCTCCAGCCGTCACCGTGCCAGAGATGGCGGGGAGAGAGCTGACGGTTACTGAATTACTCGCCACCTGATCGTCGTAATAGATGACGAGGGCTGCGGTGGTCGTTAGCCCAGCAGTCGTCGCAACCAGGGTGAGCGCAGTATTTGCGCCAGACGTAAAGGCAGATGCGGTGACTGAACTATCCGCAAAGTTGTACATGATCCGCCCGCGATCAGCGGCCGTCACTAGCAGGAGCTGGTCGCGATCGATGTTTAGCCCGGTGAGCGTCAGGACGTTTGTGGTGGGCGAGTAGGAATAGTTAGGCCAGATCTGCTTCATTTAGATTGTGCTCCTTGTCATCCCAAGGCGATCGCCAGCGCCACGGCCGTGCCTGTGGTTACTCCGCCAGCGCCGGCCCCACCTGTCACAATCGGCGTTCCCACGGCGACCGTAATGCTGGCTGGCCCGCAGACTGTGGCCGTGATGGGCATTATTCAGTCACCTCGCCTGCAATAGTCACGGAACCTTGCAATAAACGCACTTTAGTGGCGGCCGACGTCGTAAGAAGCAAATCCCACTTACCGCCGCTAATAGGCAGGGCGGAGGCCGTGGCGGCGTTCAACGCCAGGGTAAGGCTGCCGGTCGTGCCAGTAGCCGTTACGGCGGCGAATTCCGCCAGCAGGTTGCCGTTGTAGGTGTCACGGATCTGAGCGGCAGCGGAGGCGCCAGCTAGCGAATACGTCGCACCCGTGCCATCTTTAACGGCGACTTCAAGGGCAAGATCCACGCCTTGTTCAATAGTTAGATTATAAACGCCAGCGGCCATACTTCTGGATGGCGTGTGTCAAAGGGCTAGATCGGTTCGCCTGTAGAAGTGCTGTAAAGTCCATCATACGACCACCATTCAACTGCGTTCATTGTGCCAGTTGCGGTAGGTACGGGGAGACCAGATCCAAAATATGCTCCGACTAGATTTTTGGTGATGCTTCCCATCGTGAGTGTTATTTGATTTGAACCAGAAGAATTAGTAGTTTCCCACTTCATTAAGCTGTCGCCGCCCTCAGGAAAACTATCAAAATAAAGTCCAATTTCTATTCCAAATTGATTTACAATTCCTTCTAAATAAACACCAGTATCAAATCCATAATCTGGTACTGGCATTTCGGCATCTGCAAATCCTAACGCATCTTTACCGCAAACCAACAGTGATTCATCGGCCGCCTCCATCTCTACATCGCAACCAATCGCCCCGACCACACCGCCAGAAACATTTACATCTATCCGCCACTTTCTAACACGCCAATACGCAATCATCGCTTGTGCATTTGTAAATAAAGGAGTTTGCCAGTAGTTGCCTTGCGATGGCGGAATTGTGCATCTATTATCTGGGTCGTTAGGGTCGGAGCTTCCGGGAAATAAAAAAGGGGCGAGAACTTTAGCCATAGGATTTCTTTAGGGCATTAGCCCAAGTTTAATAACCGATGACGGTAATTCGGTAGGTGGCGGTCGCGGGAGTTTGGCTTCCGTTGGTTGCATTAACGCAATCTACCTCAAGACCGTTAGCTGTCGTTACATGCCCAAGGAATGAAAGACCATTAGGATTGCTTGGCGGCAAGCCAATTAAAACAATATCATTTACCTGGCATCCAGTAACTACGACGCTAACGGAGTTTGTGTTGTTACCGCCAACCGTACCAAAGTAAATAGATGCCGTCGTGGTAAGGGTGCGTGGCGATTGTGGAAGCACGCCATAAGTCGCGCCACTTGCAAGCAGGCCAAGATTAATTAGCCCGCTTACCGCGTTTACGTTTGCTGGCTGGGCCGTGACTGCAACGCCATAAAAACCAATCGGCGTATTTGAGAAGGACAGGCCGGCGCCATAGCTCACAACCGCAGTTCCAGAGCTGTTATTTAGCGTCCTAGCTCCAAAGGCAACGGCTGTTACGGCCGATGAATCCGCCAAGCTGCGAGCGGTTGAATTAACGCCTGTAGTAGAGTTGCGGACAAAGGCCGCATAACTTTCAGCAGCGGTAAGGTATGACGCTTGATCGGCCGGAACGGCAGATCCCGTGGTAATTAAATCGCGCCTGACTGTAATATCAGATTGCAGAACCGTCTTAGGCGTTCCGCCCTGGGTGAGTTCGACCTCGATCTTAGGCGTGACGGTATCTGTGCCAGCTTCCGCGAAAAGCTCATCCAGCTCGGCCGTGGCAAGGGTGCAAGTCGTCTGCAGGAAGTTGCCAAAGATTACGCCACTTGCATCCAAGGTAAGAGCGGTCGTGATATTGGTTAAGCCAAGGTTGCGAACAAACGAAATGGAATAGTTGCCTGCATTATTGCCAAGATCCACGCTTACGTTGCCAGCGCTAATTGTAGTAATGGATGAGAGCGCCTCTGTAAAGCTGGCCGCAGTTGATCCGATAGGAATGGCGGTGGTTGAGTTCGGGCCAAAGTTAAGCACAACAGAACCGCCCTCAGCATCCGGGCCAATCACAAGGCTATAGGATTCATTCTGCGTTGAGGAACCGTCCTGAATTTTAGTTAACGAAACAACCCCAGCAGTGGGCGATGCTGTAAACGTATCCGCATACACGGCAGGGTTGCGAACCAGGCGAATGACTTGCTGAGCCGCTACCGATGCGGCGGGAAATCTGCGGGTATTTACCAGGACAGAGCTAGTTGGAAAAAGTGTGAAGGCTGAACCGCCAAAGGATAGAGCCGTGTTGACCGTGGCCGCTGTGATTAGATAAGAAAAATTTTCGTTGCCGTAGGTTGTGACAGTAACGCCCGTGCCTGCGATTGCGGAGATGGCGTTGTAGACTTGTAGCGGAGTCGCATTGAAAGAAATGGCTGACGACGTGATGCTATTGAGGACTAACCTGAATTGACCGTCGGTTGGATCGCCATCAATCCCTCCGATACCCAGCTTTAGCGACGAACCACTTGTATCTAAATCCCGCAGCAGGCCCTCTTGATCTCTTTCCTGCAAGCGGATGCGAAGGTTGTAGGAGTCGTTGCGGGTAAGTGTTGGCAAAATCCCATCCCTTGCAGCTCCGCGAGATACTAAAGTTCCGCTAGTTGTATCGATGTAAATATCTAGGGATTGAGCCATTTGGTACTCCTATTGTGTCAATTCTACTTCGGAGCAAGGACTAGAAGCGTGGTTGGACTGCCATTGCTGCAAACGTTTAGAGTCACAACATTATAATCACCAGAGATTTTAAACCCATTGTCCTCCTCGGTAACTATTATGCCTGTACCGGCCGTAGGCTTCGTACATTCAATCCTGCGGATCAACCCGTTGAAAAACTCGCGAGCCAGCCGTGAAGCGCCGGAAAGTTCTGTTAGTTCAGGTTCTCTCATTTGAATTCATTACCCGCCAACAATTTTCTTTTGTTCAGCGTAATTGACTCTTGCAACCAACAAGATGCCACGCTTTTCACATGATAAAGATGTCTGTACGTACCCAAAGTAACCAAAATTGTAAAGAGAGCCAAACTGGAATGGTTCTCTAGGGTTTGACGGCATTTTTGTGCCATTGATTGACTTTGGCATAAAAAACCCATAACGACCTAGATTTGAAAGTCTGTCTCCTGGCTTTAGGAGTCCGCCTGCCCCGGTTTGGATAAATTCAGTTTCGCTTTTATCGCTTATAAACTCCGCTTCGATAATCATGTCTGGGCCAAATATGCCGGCACCAGGCGTGGGGATTAGCCTGACAACCGCCGGGGGCAGGCCACTGCTAGAAGTCAGCCCGACATAGGTTACGTTTATTTCAGTCAAATCGCCGTCCTGCTCTCTAAATGAAAAGTTCTCGACGGCCATGCGGGCGAACGTTGTGGAGGCGGTGGAGTAGGCGGAATGCAAAGTGCCAAAGCTAGGTTGCAACGTTCTACGATCCGCTGTGCGCACGGTGTAGATTTCGTTTAGCGTTTCCAACCCATTTCGCTCAGTAGAAAAATCTGCCCTCCGCAAGACTTTGCTGCCCGACGATGGAGATCCAACTATAACGGCACTCATTAGGTTACCATTGGGGCTGCGACTATTTTAGACAGAGCGTCATTTAACACGGTGTAGATATCGGACAGAGTTTTTCCGCCCTTGGCTTCCTTGCCCGCTTCTTTTTTTATAAACTCACGACGGCGGCTTTCCATTGTCCTTTCTAATCCTTGTGCTGTTCTTGAGTCAGTTTCCTCCATAACCTTTGCGTCAAATTCCTCGCGATTCACTCTTTGCTGTTCTTGGGCAGCCTTCTCTCTTTCTTGCTCTACTGCTTGCGAAATGCCCCGATCGCCGAGGCCAGTAGCAAAATTAAGAACTTCGGTAGCTGCACTCCCGAATGCTTGCTGCTCTTGTCGCGGCCTTCTCATGGCTGCATCCTTTTCCTTCTTTGCTAATTCCTCTTGATCTTGCTGAAGTTTCATTTTTTCCTGAGCTGCCTTCACTTCCAGATTGGCGGCTTCTAACATTGCCTCTCGCTCTCTGTCTCTCTTGCGTTCGTAAGAATCATTGGCCAGTTTTTTCTCAGCATCCTCTTCTCTTAAAATTTCCAACGCTCTATCTGTTCGTTCTTTAATTGCTTCCTTTTCGGCTTTTTCTAATTCTTTTTGGCTTGTTACTATTTCCGTCTCCGATTCTCTGGGGGGTGTTTTTTTAGCTTTTTCGGCCCTAGCCCTCTCTGCCATTTTCTCAGTCCCTAAACCGCTGGCTCTTTTGTAGATTTCTTCAGCACCCGCAACATCTCCTGTTGCCAATTTTCCAAATGCCAGCGCCAGCATAACGGATACTTCTAGGGCATCTTGCAGACCTGTGATAACAGAATTAATAACAGAGGCCATATTTCCAAATCCTAAATCTATGTTATTTTGCAGCTTTTTCATTTCATCTGATAATGCAGAAAGATTTGCGATTGCTTCATCTGAATAAACTCCGATTGCGTTTCCCTGCTCAACAATCGCTGTCGACCCTTGATTCAGTACTTTTATCAAATCTGTTTGAGCCTTGCCAAGAAGTTCATTCACTATGACGAATTGCCTTCCGTCATTAGCTCCACTTGCAAAGCTGTCCGCAATCTTTAGGAAAATATCTTCCGCTGTCATCGAGCGAAGTTCTTCTAGGCTAATGCCAACTTCGGCAAACGTTGCCACTAGCGCCTCTGCCCCCTGCTCGCCAGATACTGCTTTCTGTTGCGCTAGTGAAAGCTTATTTAAACCAGCGCTTACCTGCTCAACTCCACTGCCAAATACTGATGCCGCGTTACCCAGCATCTGTAGTTTGCTGGCTGATACTCCAAACTTTTCCGCAATATCTTGCAACTGATCGCCCTTCTCAATGGCCGAGCTAAAGCCTGAAATGAGTTTATCGAACGCAAAGGCTCCGGCTAAGACTGAGCCGGTTTGCTTGGCGAATTTATCCAGGCTCGCGTTTGCCTGGTGTAGCCCGCGATCGAACCCTGATGCGTCTAAGGCCAGTTTGGCTGTAGCTGTTGCGTCCATTACGCCAGCCCTGCTTTTTTGGAGTTATTTTTCACAATGGCAATCACGCTTTTGGCTAATGTCCCTCGCTGGATGTCAAGGCTCTTGCGCAAGGCAGACTGACTTAAGGCCCTGCCTATCCACGGGATACTATTTGTAAGCTGAACGTATTTATTTGTAATAACTACCGAACCACTTCCGTATTTTGATATAAGTTTTTGCAGCCAACTTTGAATTGAACCAATGCCTCTCACGCTTTCAAATCCTCCAAGCCTAGAGGCACATTCAGCCCAGCCAGCTTTTGCAATACCAACTTTTCTCTGCGTTTCCTTAATATATTTCTGCTGTTGCACTTGCAGAATAAATCCGCGATTAGCTGCCGTGCGCCGTCCTATATTGAGATCGCCCTGGCCTGCTCTTCGCGTCCTTCCATCACCCTTGTTTCTCATGCTTTGATGAAATCGTTTTATGCTGGATGAATTTAATTCCACGTCCTCTTCCTCCAGCCAGACCTTTCCGTCCTTATTTGTGAATCGACGCCGAAAGGCCGCAGGATCTAGCTGCTTGAATCGAATGGCTTGATCCATCCATTCCCTACTTAAGGGCTTAGTGATTGAAGCGATATCTTCCAAAACTGCATTTTCACCCTTTTTTCTGGCTTGTGCATTAAGTCCGTAGGGCTGTGTTTGATTGGCCAGTCTAACAGCAAGGGCTCTGCCAGATTTCCTTATCTCTCTTGCCTGTTCTTCTTCGTTAAGTTTTCCCCACAGATTAAGGGCTTTATCAATTTTCTTTCTGTCTAAGGTTAAACTGGCGCTCATAATCCTAATAGCCTTTCCATGTCACGGATCTCTTTTCCTTCAATATGAGCCGCACGCCTTAGCTTTACGCCGTCTATAAACATAAAGACGTGATCTGCCTGATTGACTGCTACCAGTGGCAATTCCCACAGAATATAATCCATTGGCCAGCCCGTATGTTTTGCCAGGACAAACACGCACGCGGCGGTTCCTCCTGGCGCTAGGCGTTTCCCGGCGGTGCGGCTATGGCTGAAGGGATAACGTTTACCCGCGCCTTATTCGCCTCTGACAAGATCGAGGAGCACATGATTGAGGCGGTAGTGCGGTCGTCCTCGCTCATCTCGGCAATCCAGTCCATCAGCTTCTCTCTAAATGCGTCTTTATCCCAAGCTAGGCGGATCGTCCTTTTACGATCTTCCGCCAATAAGATATGCAGATATATAAACGACCAAACAAAGTAGATGGCGGAATCGCTATCATCGCGCACCTGAAGCATCAGCAGGCGGCTGCCTTCGGTATAGGGCGCAAGCTTCTGATCTTTGAAGTAGCGGTCGGGTGAAATGAGGGAGTTATCCAGCTCCTGTAATAATGCTTCTTCGCTCATAGTTTTTTAATCATCGCCCGCTTTAGTTCTGGGCTTGCCCTTTCTGAGATAAGTAGCGTTTGGCTGCCACGCTTGATCGATAGAATAGGCTCTGCACGCTTCATCAGGCCCAGAAGTGTCTCTCTGTTCTCCAGAGCCGCGCGCACGTATCTAATGGCGGCCTCTGGCTCAGATTTCATATCCGCCCAGGTGCGCTCCATTTCGGCTTTAGCATCTTGATCGCCGCCCGTATTGAACCAGAACGTGAATTTTCTGTGGCCACCTTCCTCGACGATGCACGTAACGGGATCGGATTCTCTAAGCTTTGCGCCAAAGGCCGCAACGGCCGCAGCTACTTTAATGTTTGTCGTTCCCCAGAAGCTATCAACCATTTTAGGATCTCATTAACCCGCCGTAGCGGGTTAGCTCATGTTAGGGAATCGAGTCGCCGATACGTCCACCGTGACGAATCCTTCGCTAGTACGATTAACGGTGACGCTATCGACTACGATCTTGCCGCCGGTGCTGGTGGCATTTGCCAAGGTTGTTAGAACTGCGCCTGCGGTTGTCGCATAAGCGCCTGTGATGGTGGTAGAGAATGAGAAGGAATCAGTGGGGTTATACATGGCCGCGCCAACCACCTCGCCGCTCGCGTTGCGAATTTCTGCACGCTCGACGTTGCGGGTTTCTGTGAAAGATTGCACCAACCCACCGGCTTCAGCAGTAATGCCAAACTGTAGGCCCGTTGTTCCGATTGTTGTGGCTGCCATATTGCCTTAAATTTTGTGTCAACTCGCGATCGAATTCGGTTGTGCGATGACTGCCAGCTTATAGGTGCGACGCATTGTACGCTCTTCATCGTCAGCTTCAGGCTCAATAGAATCCACCTTTGCGTTGTAACAACGGGCAGATCCGATGGCCGTGGTAGCGTTTAACCTAGTCGCCAACGGGCTTGAATCATAAAAAGCCTGCAGAACCTTGGAGCATTTTCGAGTGTGTGCGTCCAAAGTTGTGTCGTCATAAGAATCATCGACCACGATTTCAACCGGTACGCTAAACACGCCCGATCCCTGCACCGGCTCTTCCGTTCCTAATGTGGCTTTAATCACGATCGAGGGCGGCATGTTCTCCGTCTTATCGTGCGACAAGTGATAGGTTACCCCGGTAACGGTTGTAGTTAGAAGCTCTTGAAAAGCAGCTTCAATCAAACGATCGAGCATGGTGACGGCGGGCATATTCTAAACTCCTGTTGTCACCAGATCGGGCGAATGGACGGATCAAATGTGACCATGGTTTTACATCCAGCGCCACCATGCGGAAATGTTGGGGTGTAGTGGTATCGCTTGACGCAATCGGGCCAAGTCATCGTGGCCTTTCCCCTGGCTGCCTTCGGCGTATCCACGGATCGATCGTTATCCTCGATAATAAAGGTGCAAGGTAGATATGCCCCAGCCACGTAGTTCACGGCTTCATAAAAATGGCCCTCGTCCTCAGCTCCATCGCCTAAGAAGCACCACACTTTTGCCGGGCTTCCCTGTTCTTTTAATGTGTGCGCCACTCCGGCCGCTATCCCGCAAGTGCCAGCCAACACGCTTGACGTGTAGAAATTCAGTTTACGGTCAAAGACAAACATAGAGCGACCTTCTTTAATCATCTGCTCGAGCACGTCAGGATCTCCGCCGGAGAGTAGATAGTGGTAGTGGGATCTGTGGCTTGAGAATATCCAGTCGCCTGGCTTGATGTCTTGGAATATCTCGATGAGCTGATCCTCGTTTCCACCGCATAGGTGAATCAAGTATGGCAGCTTGCCCTGCTCAAATAGCGATTTAATGCGCAGTTCAAAATCAATCAGATCCTGCTTGTTCATACAAAGGCGTCGTGACTATCGGTGGCCAGCTTTTCAAACAGCGCCACCTTGGCGTGATTGGCGCATTCATGCAGGCAACTAACGCCAGGGTTAAAGTTTTTATGCCATGCTCTCGCCTCTTCTCCGAACCATGCTTGACTAAATGATTGATCCTTCATGGATGCGATGCGGCCGTGATTGCTGTATGCGGTATTGTGGCATGCGTAGATATTAAGATCCGCGCCTACCACGCAAACGGCCTGAGCGTAGAGACAGCGATGAAATGGCCGAACGGGCGACTTACTTGGACTATCCAGATCGTAGGTCGTGTTAATGGTAAAATCTGAATCGCAAAAAGACTGGCACTCGGCCAGTTGCTCGCGCACCCTGGTTGCAATCGTGTTGTGATATTCTTTAAAGTTCTGCACGTACACGGGCGAGAAGCGGACATTACTTACGCCCAAATCCTTGAGCTGTTTAGCGAACGGAACTAGCCCCTCGTAATTGTAGCGGGTAATAATAAAGTTAATCCCGAGGTCGCAGCTCTCCGTTTTCGTGTTGGAAAAGTTTTTTATATTCTGCATCACGGAATCAAACGATCTGTCGGGCACGTTACGGCTAGACGCCATCTGTTCTGCGCTTGTGTAGTCCATCGAAATCCTCACCCACTTTGCCTTGCCTAATACTTCCGCCCTTTCCCCCGCAAGCAGTTGGCCGTTGGTAATAATCGACAGATCCAGACCAGACGAAACTGTCTTAGTCATAATCTCGACAATGTCTTTATGCAGCAAAGGCTCTCCACCGCCGCTAAAGGTGACGGCTTTTGTTCCGATGTTTGAAAGATCCTCTATTAGTTTTAATGCCTTATCTCGTGGCATGACGTCCCGCTCGTTCATGCTGGTGTGCATGCCAGCCTGTAGGTGCAAGTCAGGCCGATCCTTGGGCCGAGTTGTGCCGTCAGAATAGACGCAGAAACGGCAGGCGTGATTACAGATATTCGTCGGCTTAATCCGCACGTAGATGGGTGCGGTAATAATATCGTCGCGAAAGCTGGCAATCTTATCCGGAAACGAAAAGATCTTAAGGTCGCTGTACTTGTTCTGCTTCACCACTCATCCTTTCGCTCAACCAGCATGGTGGATGTTCCAGCGCTCAGTCTGTGCAGTGCGTTTTGATATTCGCTCACTACGCTTTCCTTGTTTAGTTCGACGATTGGGAAATCGATCATCTTCCTAAGAGCTTCGGTGAAGTCCTGCGTATGGGTTGGCCCCGTGTAGAGCGGTTTGCTTTTGTTGCCTATTACTACCCGCAAGATGGCGGCAGGCTTGAATTGATTGCAGCTAATATGCTGGGCTGCGCCCAGGTGATTCACAATGGCGTCCAGTGCATTGAGAATAAAATCCATCCGCTCAATAAAGACGACGGGTTTTAGCCCGGCCAAACTCAGGCCCGTGGCTAGTCCTACCATCAGATTTTCAGCGACAGGCGTTTCAATTAGTTGTGAATCCGAAACATTATTGAGCGTGCCTGCTGCCCGGCCGCCTATCTTTACCCCGTAGCCTATAAACCTGACGGCTGGATCGGCCGCCAATAAATCCATCGCCTGAGTCAGCTCCTTCTTCACAGTAAGCCTTCTTCTTCAAGAATGTGCAGGGCGTGAAATGCACTCCTAGCCATCTGGCCGCGTTCGGTAAAGATGACTGTTTCTGTATCTGCACACAGCAAATGGAAGGCGTTTTTGTTGTGAACGTTTAGACACGGCCAGCTCGGCCCGGTGGATGTTCCGATGACAGCTTTAGCCTTTGCAGCCGTCGCCCCTATCCAAGTCACATTCTTGTTATCAAATGCCGGGCATAATCCAGTATCGACTGTGCTGATTACCCGATGGCCCTTGCTAACTAGTTTAGATACTAGGTTGCGAAAATCGTCGGGGTTAAAGTTTGTGAATTGACCAGACAGCCCTGGCGAATTTATCACGACAATGTCGCAGTCTGGCGCCATCGGAATAAAAGAATCTAGGGCTGGATAGTCAAACAGAAGATCGTCGACTTTCTGGATCGGATTCTTTACGCACATCCTGCTGGCCAGTTCCTCAAACCAACATAGATGAAATTTGGCGAAGTTTAATTTGTCGGGGTGACGCTCCCAATATCCGCCTGCATTACGCCAAGAATCAATACTATCGGCTGGCGCTTCGCTGATTGGTCGAATGCGTAGCCGTAAGGATATGTCGCTACGCAAGGCATCAATCTCCTCAAACTTGCACAGCTCTGGATTGTGATAGTGCGTGACCTCAAGATCTGAATTTTGCAGGCATAGCCGACGTAGAAAGTTTAACTGCACCAGGTTGTCGCCTAGGCGCAGTGCATTGTGGGTGTGAATCACGGGTTCCGCTCCTTAAATATCTTTTCTCCAAGCTCGTAATTTTCTTTTGCGTTGTGGCGCTTGAATTCCGCGTCCTGAGCTGCGCCCGTGAAGAGCGGATTATTGTGAGTGAATACGATGTCCTTAGCGGGAATGATCACTCCGTCGTATGCGGCCCTTTTAGAAAATTCGTTATCCGAGAAAATTCCTGAGCATGCGTCATATTCGGCGGCAAACATGGCGCCCTGATCTTGCAGTCGTGCTTTGGTTAGGATTGCCATGCACAGCAGATCGTCTTTTCGGTGGCCGTCTGAAATCGCTAGTACCTTGGGCTTGCTGGTATCGCCAATCCTGTCGCTGATTATCTTGTCCCAATGTAGCGGAGGGTCCCAATCGTCAGAGCCTTGAACGATGATTTCACCACGGGCTACTTCGGCCGCCCTGTTCCAAGCGGCAATGCACCCGCCCTTGCCTTTAACTATTCCCCAATTTTTCAGCATGTCGGCTTTAGGGTCGTCATCGTCGACTGAGTAGATCCACTCGACTGACGCTGGATCTGCCGCCTTTTTCATCCACAAGATGCGGGCGTTGATCGCTTCCTGTGGGCGGCCTCGGGTGGCGTGGCAAACGGTAATCTTTACGGGCTTCTGCGCCCGCCACATGTTCTCGATCTTCTCTGCCTCTGCCGTATCGCCCACGGCTTTGCAGGCCGCAAGGTATAGATCGATGCACTCAAAGTCGTAGACGGTGCGCTGGGCGTTCCAGATCTTTACGCCCGGATCGGGCTGAACCATCGCAGACTTAAGCAAGTGGTAAGCCTGCAACCACGCACCCACGCTCGCCTCCTCCCTAGCTAAATAGTAAATCGCTTCCCTGCGCCCAGGGTTCATTTGATGTGCCTTTTGGTATAGGCCGATCCTGACCGTGCGATCTTGCGTAGCCGTGGCCTGATTGCAGGCGGCCTCGTAAGCCAGTGTTGCCTCTTGCCCCGGCCAGACGGCCGCAACGTGTGACCACGGCTCAGATTCAGTCCTGCGATTGCCTAGGAAAAGTTCCTGCTGGTAGTAGTAGGCATACTTGCCTGCTTCGCTTAACTGGCCCTGCAAGATGCGGAGATTGCGATCGGCGCTGTTTGGCTTATATCCGCCCGGGTGATGCTCAACCCATACCGTCTGTTCGCCCACAGATTCCAACCCAGCATTAGGCAACAGCGCCTCATGTACGGCATAGTGCCACTTTCCAGACCATGCGCCGTCTATACGCCTAACCATCCGTTCCCTTACAGGGGCGAGTTTGGCGTTTAAAACCGCATATACGCCCGCGTAGATGCCGAGCTTGGGATTCTGCTCAAACGCTTCCACGCCCCTTTTAAGAGCGTTTTTGAGGTCTTTATGTGGCAAGTCATCGCAATCCACCCATACCGCATATTCGCTAGTGCAGGCATCCAGTGCGGTGTTGCGGGCAGCGGCAAAGTTATCGACGTGCGGCCAGCTCGCTCCTGCTGGTGCGTTTTTGTATTCGACTATCTTAGCCCCCGACTTTTCAGCGATTGCCCGCGTGCCATCGTCAGGTCGGCCGCCTTGGGCAATGCAAACCACTAGCTCGTCGCAGAATGGTTTAAAGGCGGTAAGGCAGCGGTCGATAAATTGGGCCTCGTGCCCGGCGATCATGTAGATGGAGATTTTAGGATTTCGAGTGACCATTCTAAACCTCTCGCAACCCGAGCACGTAACTGCCAATGGAAGTATCAATCGACGCCACCCGATAGCTGACCGAGTTGGCCAGCAAGATAGATCCAATGGTGGGAGCCGATGAGATGGCGCTCACGTCGATGGTAAAAGTGGAGTTTAGATCCAGATCAAACCCGCCCAGCTCCACGGTTTCTTTGCGGGTGATCGTCGAAAGGATGCCAGTAACGCCAGTAGAACCAATGGTGGCCGCTGTGCCAGTTTGAGTATAAAGAGCGGCCAGACTTTCTTTTAACGCTTCTGTGAATTCAGACATGAGGATTTCTTAAAGTGGAAAGGGCGGTGAGCCTTTCAGCCCACCGCCCTCCCCGAGTGAATTAGCTACCGTTGATACGAACCAAGCTCGCGGGCTCTCCGGCTTTCACGCCGTAGATCAGAGCGTAGGTGCGTTGCAGCATGCCCTTTACCACGTCGTAGTTCTCACGAACTTGGACGGACAGGCCAGTGCGGGGTTCCGTCACAACCGAGATGTCTCCAGGAATGGGGACTCCCGTTGGTACTTCCGGAACGCGGGTCGCGATCAACAAGGCTTCCTGCTGGGCGAAGAATCCGCCGAGCGTGATGCTGTTGGAAGGCACTGCGCTGTACTGGTTGATGTTGAATCCAGCCACGTTGCCGATCCCAGCCGTGCGAACGAGGTCGCCAGTGATCTGAGGATTGGCCACGACGGTCGTATCATTCAAGAGTGCGCCGTAGAAGCTGGGGTTAAGAACAGCGTACCGGCCGTTGACTGGCACGTTGTTGTTGTTGAGGGTGATTCCGGCCGACACTACCGAGCGGTAGGAGAAGGCGCTGGAAGCAACCGTCAATGCGCTGGTGAAGGTGGAGGAAGTCACGAGGGCCAACAGATCCCCAACCATTTGCAACCCGAGGGCGTGCGCGGCTGCGCCGGCGAAACGCTCAATGAGGTTGATGTTGGAGCTGGTGCGCTCTTGATCGTCCACAGAGTAGGAAACGTGCTTGAACTTGTTGAGGGTGATCTGCACGTCCGTCTGAGTTGTCGCAGTCGCTACGTAGCCGTTAGCCTGCGAGTAGTCCTGAGCGGTCGTCGCAGAGATACGGTGGGTAAAGACTGACGCGTTGTATTTAGCTGCTTCGCTGCTGAAATCCGTTACAGAGTTTCTGAGGAAGCTGTAATCTGCCACGAGGATCTCGAGAGCCCTCTGAGCGATTACATTGGCATTCGTTGTTCCGATTGTGTTGGCCATTGTAGTGTTCTCCTAGTGGACTGGATTACAGTCCGAGTTTGCGAAGAAGTTCCGACCGACGGGCCGGATTCTTTTCCGCGTTGAATTGATTGAGGATTTCTGCCCGGCCGAGCGGTTGGCTCGATTCAGCGGGAACCGCCACTGCGCCAGCAGCGTCGGCCTTGGCTTTT